TACTCTACCATAGCAAAAGATAAAGCTGGAACAATTAATAACAATAAAAAGAATGTATACTATTCAGCAAAGGAGTCGATAGATAAACTTGTAGATGCACTCAAGTATATCGTTCGTTATAATGGCTAGAGAAATTGTAAAGAATTTAAAATTTAAAAAGTATGAAGGTAAATTTGATCCAAAAGAATTTGCCAAGATGCTAGATGATGCCTACCTTGCCACAAAGCGGGCAGATGGCGACATGACAAAATATACTTTTAGTCCAAGTAGTTTTGGATATGGTCATGGCAATTGCCCAAGATATTGGTATATGGCATTTAGTGGAGCTAATTTTGTAGACAATAATGATGCACAGGCAGTTGCTAATATGGCTAATGGAACCTTGGCCCACGAAAGAATACAAAATCTAATTAATAAAATGGGCGGGCCAATAAAATCAGTAGAAACAGAAATTGAAATAAAGAACGAGTATCCACCCATTAGAGGATTCATGGATCTTATAATTAACTGGGATGATGAGAATGTAATCGGTGAAATTAAGACGGCTAAGCAAGAAGTTTGGGATGTAAGACAGGCAGAGATGGCTCCTTCAGCAAATCACCTTCTTCAACTTTTAACATATATGAAACTAAAAGATGTCAAGGAAGCATTCTTTCTTTATGAGAATAAAAATACTCAAGAGCTCCTTATCATACCAGTTCAAATGAATGCCAAGAACAAGGAGATAATTGAAGAATTGTTCCTGTGGCTATGCGAAGTATATGACAATTTTAAAGATGGGGATATTCCAATTAGGCCATTTGAGAAAACAAGTTATGCTTGTAAGGGTTGCCCAATTAAAAAAGAATGCTGGAAGGGCGAGACTGGCACAGTACAAATAGAAGCATACAAGGTTCCCAAGTAATGATTTGTGCAAATAAAGAATGCCCAAATGGCAAAGAGTTTACCCCAAAAACACATAATCAAAAGTATTGTTCAGATGAATGCTGCCGAATTGCTACAAATAGAAGGATTATGGAAAAGTATTATGAAAAGAAAGCAATTAGGGGCGGGGCAAAAAGGTCATGCGTTAAATGTAATTCCAGGTTAAGCAGATACAATGAATCTAATATTTGTGCGGCATGTCAAAAGAAAGTAGACATTTCTCAGAAGTCCAAGCTATTAAGGATGATAGATGAAATTAACTGATTTAATTAAGACTAAGGCTAATAGAGTACTTGGTATAGATGCCTCTACAAATTCCGTCGCATTTTGTTTAATGGAAGATAACAAGCCAGTCAAATGGGGAAAGATAGAATTAACTGGGGCTAATATATATGAAAAGATATATGATGCTAAAGTTAAAACTTCGGTTATGCTAGATGAATTAAAAAGTGATTATATTGCCGTAGAAGGAGCAATCCTTGTCAGATCCCCAGATGCCGTGATAAAATTATCCTATGTATATGGTGTCGTTATCGCTGAGCTTATGTCTACTGGTGCTTCCGTTATTACTATATCCCCTAGTTCTTGGCAGGCATATATTGGAAATAAGAACCCAACCAAAGAAGAAAAGGCGGCTATCAGAGTAAACAATCCAGGATACGCAGACTCTTGGTATAAAACTCAATTACGTAATATGCGTAAACAAAGAACAGTTGACTACTTCAACAACAAATACAATCTTTCATTAACAGATTATGACGTAGCAGATTCATTTGGAATTGCTCATTATGCTAACAAGGTATTAACAGAACGATGAAACTATATAAGAGCAAAGACTGGCTATACAGACGATACGTTGTCCAGCGTAAGACTATGGAAGAAATAGCAAAAGAGTGTGGCGTAACAACTATGACCATATACAGGTCTCTTAAAGATCACGGGCTTATAAAATGATATTTACACATAAGGTATTTCATCTAGATTCAGACTCAGAAAGAGATTCGCTAGTAAAATCAATAAACATTTATTTGTCAAAGTATTCTGTTGAGATGAAAACACCAACCATACAGATAAGTTCTGATGAAGATTTACACAGCTTCTATACTCATAATCCAGATTTTAATATTGATCCTAATGGATATAATTTACATGGAGTTCAAGGATGGAAATATGGAGAGCTGGGAATATGGGCGAGCAATTATATAGCATGGAAAAACTTTTTAAAAACAGATAGCGATTATTTAATATTGATGGAAGATGATATTGACTTTAATCAAGATTTTTTTCTTTTATTAGAAAAATATTTGGATGAATTACCAGAAGGATGGGAATTCTTTTCTTTCTTTAGTCCAGCTGATCAGCATCACAAGTATAATGCCTCTATTTCTTGGGGGGAAAACACATCTTTTATTTATCAAGACTGGTCTTGCCTTTGCTATATCCTAAGCAGAAAAGGCGCTGAAAAAAGTTTAGCTATGATGAATAATAAAGTTAGTCTACCTCTTGATTGGTTTTTTTATAGACAAAAAGAAAAGTTTTATGGATACTCAATAAAGCCAGATAGCCCAAAAGGCTGTACGCTGGCAAGTCTTGAATCAACATTTCAAGGAAAACATGAAAGGAGAATTATAAATGGGATTTTCTGATCCAACAAACAAGCCATGGACTCAGCAAAAAATAGCTGAACTTAATCCTAAAACTGTTTTAGACGTGGGCGCAGGTCAAGGAGTTTACTTAAATTTAATAAGAGATTCGTTAGGGGAGGATGTAAAGATTAACGCAGTAGAAGTATGGCCTCCATATATAGAGCAATTTAATTTAAGAAATAGATATGATAATCTGTTTGATATAGATGTTAGAGACATGGAAAGTTTTGACTACGATTTAGTTATTTTAGGAGATGTCCTAGAGCATATGCCAGAGCCAGATGCTATCAAGTTGTGGGATAGAATATCTAAAGAGGCCAAATATGCAATTATATCTATTCCAATAATACATTATCATCAAGATGCAATTAATGGAAATCCATATGAGGTACATGTGGATGAAGACTGGAATACAGAAAGAGTTCTAAAAAGTTTTCATAGCATTATTGAGCATATAGAATTTCCAGTTACTGGAGTATTTGTGGCGAGATTTAAATGATACCAAAAATTATTTGGCAAACATATAAAGACCCTTATAATGTATTGCCACAATATCAAAAAGATGCTACTCAAACATGGAAAGATTTAAACCCAGAATATGAATGGCACTACATGGATGACTCTCAGGCAAAAGAATTTATATATTCTGAATACGGACAAGAGTGGTTAGACATTTTTAATAATTGTCCAGTTGGAGTAATGCGTGGCGATCTTTGGAGATATTTAGTTATATATGCATTCGGTGGAGTCTATTCAGATCTAGATACACTTTGCTTATCTTCAATAGACAACTGGCTTTTAAATGATAAAGAATTTATTGTATGTCCAGAGACTAGCGAACATTTTTGTCAATGGACATTTGCAGCAACCGCAGGAAATCCTATATTAAAATCAGTTTTATATGAAATTAAAGAAGCGTTTAAGAATCCAATATATGGACAACCTCATTTTGTACACAGTATGACTGGACCATCAATTTGGACTAAAGGGATATTAAAGGCATTAGATCTAAATGTATCAAATTTAATTGATGATTACCTATTGATAAATTCTTCGGATAATGCTAAACTTTATAACTTCCATAATTATGGCGGAGAAGAATGGAGAAAATTTCATTTTGTAGATGTTAAGCATATATATGGGAGTCAAAATTGGAAAGATGGATATGTTCAATGGATTGAAGATCCACTAGTGAAAGGTACGAGATAATGTTAGAACCAGTATTTCCAGATTCACCACAGTTTAAATGTGAAGATTTATATTTATTAACTGTAGGTACAGAAGCAGGCAGAGAGATATTTGAAACCTGCCACGAAATTGCACACATGCTAGTCAAGAAGAATATTGCCTACGGCAACTCAGCCTTAGACCCTGTGCGTATATTTTCGAAGGCGGGACCAAGAGAACAACTCCACGTCAGAATTGATGATAAATTAAATAGATTAATGAAAGGCACCGAATATCCAGGCGATAATGATATCGATGATTTAATTGGATATTTAATATTACTAAAAGTCGCTAAATCCATTTGATATTTTAGTTGACTAAGAGTACAATGGTTACATATGGACATTGAATTAGCTGATCATTTTGATCGCATGAATAAGGTTGTTGAGGAATTACTTAAGGGAAATAACCCTACCCAGATTGCCGCCCTGACGGGTTTTAAGCGGGCAGAAGTGTTAGGGTATATAGATGAGTGGAAAGATGTCGTTAAAAACGATTCTGGGGCCCGTGAGAGGGCAAAGCAGGCCATCTCTGGAGCAGACCAACACTACGCTATGCTTATTAAAGAGGCGTGGAAGACCGTAGAGGACGCAGACCAAGCAGGTCAATTAAACGTCAAGGCTACCGCCCTAAAATTAATTGCAGACATTGAAGGCAAAAGAATTGGCATGCTGCAAGAGGTTGGCTTATTGGACAATGTGGAATTGGCAAATCAAATTGCGGAGACGGAACGCAAGCAAGAAATTTTGGTTGGTATACTAAAGGATGTCTCAGCAGAATATCCGCAGGTAAGAAAAGAAATTATGCGTAGACTTGCACAGATAACTGGAGTTGTAGAACCTATAGAGATAATTGAGGAAGCTAGTGGATCTTGATTTTTCAGATCTCATTGATATCCTAGACGGAGAGGAATTTGATGAAAGACCAGTCGATTTACGAACATTTGTCACAGGAACAAATTATCTTGGACTCCCGCCACTTTCGGAGTACCAACATACGCTCATCGAAAAAAGCTCTCAGATCTATAAAGAATCCACTCTTATTAAATTATTTGGAGAAGAAGAAGGCCGACGTCGCTTCAAGCAAACCTGTAACGAAGTAATTGCACAATTAGGAAAAGGTAGCGGCAAAGATTATTGCTCAACAATTGCAGTATCTTATATGGTTTACTTGTTGCTCTGCTTGAAAGACCCAGCAACATATTATGGAAAACCTCCTGGAGATTCAATAGATATTCTTAATATTGCTATTAACGCACAGCAGGCAAACAATGTTTTCTTTAAAGGATTTAAAACTAGAATAGATAGATCGCCTTGGTTTATTGGTAAGTATGAAGCAAAGGCTTCTGAGATGAAATTTAACAAGGCAATAACCGTTCACTCTGGACACTCTGAGCGTGAGGCGTGGGAAGGTTATAACGTAATAGCAGTTATCCTTGATGAAATTTCAGGATTTGCTACAGAGAATACAACTGGGCATGACCAAGCAAAAACAGCAGATGCAATATACGATATGTATAGAGGATCGGTAGTTTCACGTTTCCCAGACTACGGAAAGGTTATTCTTTTGTCCTTCCCCCGTTTTAAGAATGATCCAATACAAAAGTTTTATAATTCTGTTATAGCTGAAAAAGAAGTAATCCTAAGAAATAAAGTCTTAAAGATGGACGAAGGTTTGCCAGACGGCACAGAAGGAAATGAAATTGAGGTGGAGTGGGAAGAAGATAATATTATTTCCTATAAGATACCTAAAGTATATGCATTAAAAAGACCTACATGGGAAGTCAATCCAACTAAAACAATAGATAACTTTAAAGTAGAATTTTATAAGAATATGCCAGATGCTATGGGAAGATTTGCATGTATGCCATCAGAAGCAATTGATGCATTTTTTAAATCTCGTGAGAAGGTTGAGCGGGCATTTAACAATATGTCCTTAGCCGTAGATAATTTTGGCAGATTTGAAAACTGGTTTTTGCCAGACCCAGATAAAGAATATTTTATACATGTAGACTTGGCACAAAAACATGACCATTGTGCTGTGTCTATGGCACATGTTCAAAAATGGGTTAATGTTAAAGTAACTGATACATACTCACAGCCTGCCCCAATTGTAGAAGTTGACGCAGTAAGATACTGGACACCGACTTCAGATAAGTCCGTAGACTTCACAGAGGTTAAAGATTATATTCTATCTTTAAGAACAAAAGGATTTAAGATAAGAGTCTGCACATTTGATCGCTGGAACTCTCACGATATGATGCAGCAATTAAAACAATATGGAATAAATACAGAGACTTTATCTGTAGCCAAAAAACATTACGACGATATGGCAATGGTGATTGCTGAGGATAGGTTGAGCGGACCACATATTAAGCTTTTAATTGATGAGCTTTTACAGCTTAGGATTATGAGAGATAGGGTAGACCATCCAAGAAAAGGTTCAAAAGACTTGGCGGATGCAGTTTGTGGTTCTATATATAACGCTATAAGTAGAACTAGATTTGAAAGTAATGAAGAAATTGATGTGCATACCTATGATTCATTAATGCGTAGGCCATCAAAAGAGCAGGATGAAATTGTATTAAATATGGTTAGGCCGCCAAGAATGCCTTCAAAATTGGCAGACGCTTTAGAGGGTATGGAGATACTGTGAGCATATATCAAGAAAGAGCAAAAGAATGTAAGTGTTGTGGTAAGCATGTGCCCCTTCCTACTGTATTAAAAGAGTATGAGGGAAACACGTTATGCCCAACAACATTTGCTAATGTAATTGAATACAAGAGACTGTGGAAATCTCTTGGAGCACGACCACCAGGAAGCGTTAGAAAACATTTCTCAGATTATGTACAACAGTTGGTAGAAACAACTATTGACAAAAATGAGGACGGGACAATACAATAGGGTTAGGTGGCGTTAGCTCAGTTGGTTAGAGCCCCAAACTCATAATTTGGCCGTCGTAGGTTCAAGTCCTACACGCCACACAAAAGAGAGTATAATAATACTATGGATGAAGAAAGAGAAGAAGAGATGCAGTTAGAACATTATCTAGAAATTGGTGCCATAAGTTTAGCAGGTGTGGATGAAAATGGAGAAATTATTTATGCCATTGAAGATAAGGCAAAAGAAATTGCACCAGAACTTTGGGAAGCCCATATTAGATATGTAGACGAATCTCTTATGAAGCTTTATGAAAAAGGTTTATTGCAAGTAGAATATGATGAGAATCTTGAAGCTATGCTTCACATCAGTCCAGAAGGACAAAAGATCGCAAAAGAAATGGGGCTGATAGAAATGAATCTACCAGAACCCCCTAACAATTAGGAGAATAAAATGCCTTGGGAAATTAAACAAAACTTTGCGGGATGCAAAGGATACGCTGTAGTAAAACAGGGATCAAACGAATTAGTAGGATGTCATGCAGGAAAATCAGCAGCCTCTGCCCAAATGAGAGCCTTATATGCCTCAGAGGCAGATGAGAAAAAGATGCACGACAAGAAGAAGAAAATTTACTAGACTTAAAAAATCTAATTTGCTATAATATATGTGGGTCGCCAATAGGGGCCCACATATTAATTTATTCGCTTAAAGGAGGAATAAAATGGTAACAACATTTGCTATGGATCTTTTTAGAGATCCATTTTTTATTGGCTTCAATCGTGAAGTAGAAAGACTAAACAATATCCATCGTGAGGCTACGGCCCAGTCTTTCCCGCCATACAACATTGTCAAGGTAGACGAAGATTCATATCGTGTATCTTTGGCGGTGGCAGGATTTGATAAGAAGGATATTGAGGTCTCAGTAGATAATCAGACTCTTATTGTTAAGGGTGAAGTTACTACAGAAGAGACTGGAGAAGTTCTTCACAAAGGAATTGCCGCCCGTAAATTCACACGCACATTTGCGCTTGGTGAATATATGGAGGTAGTCGGAGCGGAATTTAAAAATGGCATGCTACACATTGATGTAGATCGTCTAATTCCAGAAGACAAAAAGCCAAAGACAATCAAGGTCAAATAAGGTATAATGGTTCTGTCCATGTAGATGGACACGGGCCGAATAGTTACGCCTTAGGATACACCTGAGCATGTGTATAAACTGCTCATTAAAATTTAGGAGAGATAGTGCCAGTTTACGAATATAAATGTGTTCTATGTGAACATGTTAAGGAAGTTACCAAGTCAATCAATGACGCATCAGTTGTTGAGCTTTGCTCCAATTGTGGCTCTGCAATGATCAAGCAGTATGGTTCATTTGGCATTCAATTCAAAGGTTCAGGCTTCTACAAAACAGATAACGCTAAATAGTTCAATGTTATAATTAACTTGTTACAAAAGTTGTAACGAGGAGTTTTTAATTGACTGGAACTAAGCTATGGAGACTATCATTAGCCGCAATCTTAGGATTTGGATGGCTGTTTCTCGCTCCTGCTCAAAGTAATCCAGACGAATTAACGGCGGCTGCTCAAGAAATACAAGAATTAAATAATAGCGTACCTAATCTTGGATATAAAGAAGAATTTCAATCTTTAATTTCTGTAGCTGAAGATAAATATGATGTGGCAGTTGCTGCAAAAGAAGATAAAGAAGATAAAGAAGATGCTTATGATTTAGCATTAGCAGCAGAAGCAACAGCCTTATCAGAAAAAGAAGCATCTGAAGCCGCAGTTGATACTCAAACTGCAATAGTGGCAACGGCATTAACAGATAAAAATAATGCTCAGGATGCCCTTGATATAGCAAACATAAATCTATCTACAGCACAAACATATGTGCAGGGTGGGGTAGGACTTGAATATACTGTTTATAATCTATTAAGAGACGGCTATGTTAATGGACAGCATATAGCAGTACCTGGTTCTGTTATATGTACTGGTGTATGGAATTCAAATTCAATGAATCTCCCAGTTTGTGGATATTACGAAGATATCATTGTTAAGTTTACTGGGCGTATAACTGTTCCTTCCTGGTTTACAACAACAAAATTTGCAGGATATACAGATGATGGTTTTAGAATGTATATAGACGGAAACCTTGCAACAAATAATTGGGTTGAGCAGGGAGCCACATGGAGTCCATATTCACCTATATATGATGTAAGCTTAGACAAGACTTTAGATGTAGAAATATGGTGGTATAACGGTGGAGGCCCAGGATCTTATCATCTTGGATGGGCGATTCCTGGAGGCTGGACTGGAGCAGGATGTGACTATGCTGGAGATCCAAGGGTGTGGGGGCAAAACTTTAGCTGTAATTTAAATACATTCTCTCATGGAACTCAAGCAACTCAAGAACAAATTGATGCATACAATACTGCATATGCTGCACAAGTAGCAGCAACTACGGTTCGTAACAATAAACTATCTATTTATAATCAAGAAGTTGCAAAATTAAATGTATATAATCAAACTTTAACAACTAAAACAACGTCATATAATAATTCAATAACTACAACATCTAATGCCTTAACTGCAAAAAATAATGCTATTAGTGTTTATGAACAGTCAATTATAAATTTAACAAGTGCCATTGAGGATGCCTGGGATTATTATGAAGAACAGATGGCTAGAGAAATTGCCACTGCTCTTGCACAAGCCGCCGCTGCAGCAGCTAATCAGCCCACTCCTGATCCAAGCCCTGAGCCAAGCCCTGAGCCAAGCCCTGAGCCAAGCCCTGAGCCTTCTTCAGAACCAACAGAGGAAGCTACTCCTGAGCCTTCACCACAGCCATCACCTGAGCAAACTGAAACAGTCGATCCCACTCCTGAGCCAACCCCTCAAACCACAGATGAACCGAAGCCAGAACCAACTGATGATCCTCAGCCCACTCCTGAGCCTTCACCAGAGCCTTCACCTCAGACAACGGATATAGATCCAAGCCCAACTCCTGAACCTGAACCATCTCCGACTGAACCTTCTGAAGAATCACAAGATAATGTTATCATAAAAGATAAAGAGTTGTTGGCATTAATTCCAGAAAAAGGGACGGGAACCTCAGAAGATCTTACTTCCGTTATAGCTAATTTAACAAGCAAAGATAATAAATTAATTGTATTAAGCCCAGAACAAGTTGCTGCAGTTAGTCAAACACTAACCGCATTAACAAATGAAGCAAAGATTGAGGTCGCAGAAGATCTTGGAATTAAATCATCTGAAGTTGCAGTAATTGCAGAAACAATGAAATCTAATCCTCAATTAGCAACCGCATTTGTGGAATTTAAAGATAGAGAGGCAGCAGCAGAAAACGCCACAATGCCTTATACTTTAGCAGACGCAACTACAGAGGTTCAAACAGAAGCATTTTTGGCGGATCCAATAGGATCATTAACCAATATAGATTTAGAAAAAGTCCTTAGCCCATCAGAATGGGGTAAAGATATGACTGACGATCAAAGAGAAAAGGCGCAGGAAGTAATTGTGCCAGTAATTATTGCATCTAATATTATTGCTGCCGCCATGACAAGGAGGATATAATGAAAATAATCAAGGCTATATTTAACTATGCCTGGGAAGTAATTAAGGAGAGCATTGCCCAAATATTTACCCTCCTTGGATTCTTTATCGCATGGCTTACCCTGACAGGCACAGCCCAGCAGGTAGTAGGCGTAGCAACAGTAATTGCTACTATTATTTGGCTTGCTACGATCCCTCTTCGAAAAGAAGAGTAGAAATGCTATAATAGAGGCATGAGAAAATTAGGTGCCTCATTAGCTAGCATAATGCTAGCCCTCACAGTTACATCGTGTAATTTTGATGGTTCATTCCGTTATGAATGCCAGGACCCAGCAAACTGGGAGAAGGCAGAATGTAATCCTCCAATTTGTGAGACTACTGGAACCTGTTCAAGAGATTTAGTTGGGCAGGAAGTATGGGATGAGTACCAGAAATCAAAGGTAAAGAATGGCTAGAGAAAGATTAACCCCACAAGATCTTGATGCAAGATTAAAGTTTATTCTTGGCATCACGCTTGGAACAATTTTATTGTGTACATCGCTAGGTATTTTGTACGCTCTTATATTTGTAACCCAGCCAATTGGAGCACAGTCAGAAAATGATAAAATGTTTTTTAATGTGCTTGGTAGCGTTGCAACATTCATCACAGGTACACTGGCAGGATTGCTAATTGGACAATCTGGTGCTAAAGATGTTATGGCGGCACAGTTAGCAAATAAAGAAATGGATGCTAAAAATACTCAAGCAGATAAAAAATTAGAAGCAGAAATTGATGAAGCAGCAGCACGTAGAGCTGCTAAGCCAGCAGATCAAGTTCCTGCTCCACATGAAGTTGATGAAGATTGGGATAAGGAATAATTATGGCAGATCAAGGAACAGCAGAACGTTTAGTTGAAGTTGCTAAAGCAGAAGTGGGCGTAGTTGAAGGTCCAAAAGATAATGAGACTAAGTATGGTAAATTTACTAAGTCAGATTTTCAACCATGGTGCGGAAGTTTCGTTATGTGGTGCGGTAATGAGGCTGGCGTAAAAGTTCCTAATACTGTTTACACTCCAGCAGGGGCAGCGGCATTTAAAAAGAAAAATGCATGGATTGACGGAGACTTAGCTGATCCAGAGCCAGGAGATATTGCCTATTTTGATTTTCCAGCAGATGGTGTTGATAGAATTTCCCACGTAGGCATTGTTATTAAAGACAATGAAGACGGAACCGTTTGGTGCATAGAGGGCAATACCACAAATAGAAAAGGTGGAAGCCAAAGAAATGGCGGAGAAGTATGTAAACAACTTCGTGCATTTAAAAAGAATAAAAAGGGAGTTCAAATATCAATCGTAGGATTTGGACGCCCTAAATTTAAGAAATCTGGCGGCGGGGCAGACGAACTAAAAGCATAATGAAAAATTATAAAGTAAAGCTAGAAGTAGAAGCAGAGGTAGAAGCTTTTGACGAAGGTGATGCTTTAGACTATGCCAATGATATATTTGGCGTAGATGATGAAATTAAAAACGTTAAAGTAGTTAGCGTTAAGGAGAAATAAAATGGCTAAAGAAGGATACAAACCCACCTCTGGAATGAAAGCTGCAGCAAAAAGAGCTATTCGCTGGAAAGAGCAGGGTAAGGCAACAGGTGCTGGAACCGCAGTAGGATGGACTCGTGCAGGACAACTTGCCCGTGGTGAGACTCTTAGCTTATCAACAGTTAAAAGAATGTACTCTTTCTTTTCTAGACATGAAGTAGACAAGAAAGGTAAAGACTTTTATAATACTTCTAATCCTTCAAATGGTCGAATTATGTGGGACGCATGGGGCGGAGATGCTGGATTCTCTTGGTCTCGCAAAATTGCAGAGAGAGAAAAGAATATGAAAAAGTCTTATGTACAAGAGGACTTAATTGAAGAAATTAAAGATATGCTAACAGATGTAGTAGAACCATTTGATACTGTAGTTGAAATTGATGATGACGAAGAAATTAAAAAAGCCCTACGTCCAGAAATTACAAAAGAACAGCTCGGAATGGTAATTGAGCATTTGATGGAAGTGATTGAGGGAATGATCGAAGCCCCAGAGGAAGAGGAAGAAGAGGAAGGCGAAGAAGATGCTCCAAGCATGGAAGTAGAAGACGCCAACAGCTCTAATCCAGCCCCAATTGGAGATCCAATGAAGAATGAAATAAACTGGCCAATTGCAAAAGCATACGAAAATTGTGGATGCGAAACATGTAAGGCAATGAATGTTTCCTGTGACAAGTGCCCAGTATGCTCAGAAGAAATGAGTAAATCTTATGAATCAGATAATGAGGAAGAAGATAAATGGGACAATATGGAGAAGGCCTGCTGGACAGGATATAAGCAAGAGGGAATGAAAGAAAAGAATGGCCGTATGGTTCCCAATTGTGTCCCAGTAGAAAAAGTTGAAAAGTCCGTTTGGAACGGAACTTTTATTAAATAGTCATTGACATAGCCGCAGCAATTCCTGTATAATATATATCAGTGGGATGCTGCGGTTTAGTCATAAAGGACAGCATGTTAAATCTTAATGAATTAGGTGTAGAACTCTTTATCAAAAGGGCAAAAGACATATCCCCATTTTGGGATAATTATGATTTAGTTATATGGAAAAAGGATTCTTCTGGATTTACTGATAAAAACGGGATGTTCAGGAAAAACTCTTGGGGAATATCTAAGAGAATAAAAGTAAATAATATTGGAGTCTGGGAGCTCCCTAAAAAATATGTCAAATATTTTAGATAATTTAGGGGTAGATCCAGAAGACTTCTCTTGGTGGCATCTAGCAGTATGTCGAGGAATGGAAACAAATCTATTCTATGACAAGTACGAATCTGATGTTAACGTTGCCAAGAATATAGACGAGGCATGCATGTCTTGTCCAGTTATGAAAATGTGTTTTGATTCTGGAGTTAAAAATTCAGAATACGGAGTATGGGGAGGAGTTTATTTGTCATCTGGAGAAATAGACAAGTCAAAAAATTTACATAAGACCCCAGAAATCTGGAAGAAGCTAAGGAGTAAAGGTGTCGCTTAACGATAGTCAGCATTTTTACGACAATAATCATTTTAAGTATGGAATTAATCAATGGACGGGCGAACCCAATAAGCCAGTATTTTACACAGAAGAAATGAAGAAGCGGGTAAGAGAAATTAAAAAGCCTATGCTTCTTTTGATGGATGTAGCAATGTATCCAGACTTTCTAGCATTAAGATTATATGAAGACAATTTTTTACAATTTGACGGATCTAAGAAAGAAGAAGTAATAGATTATGTTTCAAAGGTTAAAAAACTCATAGAGTCCTATGGAGTAAGATGCGAGCTGGAGGGTATACCGAGTGGAAGAGTATTATGAAATTATCAATATTGTATATGTATACCCAGAAAAAGTATATGGAACAGTTGAACAACTTGGAGCATTTGCTTCGATGGTAAAGTATCAAAAAGATGGAACTGATTACGAAGTTCTTTTAGAAAATGACGAATTCGCAATAGTTGACGAAATCGTGTTTCATCATGTAGAGGAAAATAATGAATAAAATATTATGCTATAGTTGCAATAAAAACAAGCATAAATTAAATGCAAAGAAATCCTCTTTGCTGCCGATTAATTTGCTAATGTGTGAGACTTGCATAAATGCAAAATTAGAGCCAAGATGGGTTATAATATTGGCTGGCAGATCGAGTGGGGCAGATCATGTAAGAGAGTTTGTTCTTAAGAAGCGCTACTTGGGCGAAGAAATATCCGCCTCAGAGCTATTAGTTTAGGACTTAATTAAAGGTATAATTAATCTATTATGGATTATACCTCAATCATTCTGGCTATTTCTGCCGCCATTTTAAGCGGCATGGGAACAGCAATTATTTCTGGAATAAGGGAAACTAGAAGAGAAAAGAACAGGCAGAATGAAAGAGAGCAGGACCAGCTTAAATTAGAGATAAAAGACCTTAAAATATCTTTATATAAGCTTGAGCGGGACCTGACAGAATGGAAAGACAAATATTATAATGCCATTCAGGACCTAATTGTAGTAAAGTCAGAGCTTGAAAATGCCCTAGTACAATTAAATTTAGTTGAATTAAACGAGCTGGACTCCGAAATTTAAAAATAGTACAATAGGGTATATGACCTGTATAGTAGCCCTCGCAGTTGGAAATAAAGTCTATCTTGGCGGAGACTCAGCCGCATCTGACGAAAAGTCTGGGCTAATTTTGCAAGTAACAGATTCTAAAGTTTTTAAAATAGGGCAATACGGCATAGGCTTTGTTGATAGTTTTAGAATGGGACAAATTTTACAATACAATTGGACACCGCCTATCTATAAGCCAACTACAGGATTTAAAAACTTAGATAAGTTTATGAGAACAAAATTTGTTCAATCCATAAAAGAGGCTTATCAGGAACATGGATATGGAAAGTTTGGATCAAATACAGAAGATGGTGACGAAGGCGGAATTATAATTATTGCAGTACAAAATACAGGTAGAATTTTTATTATGGATGTGGACTTCCATATATCTGAAGTAGATGTAGAATACTTAGCAGAGGGAAGCGGCCAGCAGGTAGCATTAGGATCATTGTTCTCTACGGCAGCTGTTAAAACTCCTCGCAAGCGTGTAAGAACAGCTTTAGAGGCGTCTTCTAAGTTCATAATGACCGTAAGAGGCCCCTTTACAATAATTGAAGTCTAGAGTATAATAAAGATATGAAGTGGCTAAATAGATTGGCCGCCCTACTGTTCGGACTCATATCAGTAGGTTTAATTAGAGATTTCTTTGACAAGCACACAGTAGTTGTGCTTGATAAAAATTTTGAAGACGATGAAGAGGATGAGGATGAAATGGATGAAATAATTAATCTCAGACCAGATAATTATGATAATGCCATGGATCTTCGAGGAACCCCTACTCACGTTTGCGCTTGTGGCTGTAACATATTTAATGTTAAAGTTATTTTTGATGATTATGAAATTGCTACATACTTTTTAGATATGGAATGTGCAAATTGTGGAAGCTTGGCAACTGCGCCAACGCCTATGGATAGTGAAGGATTAGATAATTGAGAAAATCTGAAAGATTAAGGCTGGCTGAGATGGAAATAGTTAGACTTAATTATGAATTAGAATACGTAAAAGCCATGCTCTCTGTAATTATAGAGATGGGCGGAGGCAAAACACCAGATTTAGACGCTGGAAAATGGTACTCAAAGAAACAGAATAGGCCAGACATTCCAAATAACTAGGTATTGACCTACTGGCTACAATTTAGTAGAATAGACCCTATGAATAAAAAACTAATAACTGCCGTATTGGCAGCAGTACTCACCATCACAACAACACATACGGTTGTGGCAAATACACAACCTGCAACAGTGGCAATTTTAGATACAGCATTAAATGCTAGTTTGCCAGTTTTTAAGGACAAGGTAGTCCAAGAAGTATGTATTCTAGACTGGCCATCTTGTGCTAATGGTAAAAGCTTTATGGAGGGCCCAGGAGCAGCCTCTATGCCTATTTCACAGATGCTTAGAAATGGCTTCAATCATGGAACTAAGATGACACATGCATCAGTTCTGACAAACCCAAATGTAAAGATCGTATTTATTAGAATTGTCGGAGCAACAGTAAATGGCGATAGACAAACTACCAATGAGTCAACATTTGTTAATGCTCTAACATGGGTATTAAATAACAAAGATAAATATAACATTACTGCCGTAGCAATGTCGCAAGGACACGGAAATTATTTACGTATAGCAGACTATTGCCCGAATACCCCAGCAACAAGAGGATTGATCTCGTCATTGAATCAGGCTGGAGTTCCAGTATTCCTGCCAGCAGGAAATGCAAGAGATTTGACTAGAGTATTTTGGCCATCATGCTTTACAGAGGCAGTAACGGTCAGCGCTAGTTCTGTCACGGGTGGCCCTGCAGTTTATACCAACTATGATAAAAATATTACAGATATGTTTGCCCTAGGAAGGCTAAGAGTATCTGATGCTAACGGAATGCTGTTTAATGAAGATGGAACTTCTATATCCGTTCAGGTTGCAGCAGCCGTATATTATGGCTTAAAGCAAAAAAATCCTACCTTAACAAGTTCACAAATCATTGATTTGATGAAGACTAAAGGTAATAAGCTAACAAGCAAGACCATATCTGCAATAGTCGTAGATAAGGAATTGTTAAATGGCTAATAATGTCACCGTTCTTGAGGGCATTATTGAAGATGTTGCTGTTGCGTTATATCAGAAATGGTATAACGCAATACCTTCAGGAAGAGTAAGTGAAGATTCAGAAGAAGCGCTAGCATTAAATAAAAATGCAAAAGAAGTTACATTATTTGTAATACAAATGTTTATGGATAAATTTAATGAAGAGGCGGAAAGATTAAAAAACGAGGACTAGTATTGACTAGTCTTTCATTATTTAGTAGGATAGGCACATGCAAACATTTTTACCAGAGGCGGACTTTGCAAATACTGCAAAGCATTTAGATCGCAAAAGACTTATCAAGCAGAGTGTAGAAAACCTGCAAGTATTAAAGTCTTTAGCTGGACTTTACAGTTCAGGTGCTTGGAAGAATCACCCAGCAGTCAAAATGTGGGAGGGTCATGAAGACTGGCTCTTCTTATACAATGAGGCCATAGTCAAAGAGATCATCATGCGTGGCTATAAAAATAGCACAAGAAAGAAGTTTGATGAGATATATCAAGAGAACTTCATGTTTCTAGAGTCTCAGGAGCCTTGGTGGCTAGGAGAAGAGCCTTTACATTATTCCCATAAGGGCAGACTATACGAGAAAGATCCAGATAAGTATTATTTTTATTCTGAATTTGCTGATTATAGGCAACTAGGATATACTTGCTGTGAATCTTGCAGTTACTACTGGCCTACTCACGTGGAGGATAATGATTAATTTAACAAAAGAAACCTTCAGCAAGTCTTTAGGTGAAAATGATATAATGATAGTAGACTTCTGGGCGGATTGGTGTGGACCTTGTTTAAAGGTTGCTCCAATATTAGAAGAGTTAGAAGACGAGTACAAAGTACAAGTTTATAAAGTTCATGTAGATGAACAAACAGAGTTGGCACAAAAGTATGAGATAACAAGTATTCCCACCTTGCTAGTATTTGAAAAAGGAATACCAGTAAAGAAACTTGTTGGAGCATACCCGAAGCACAAGCTCGTAAAGGAGCTTGAAGGATGGATTTAACATATGATGAATGGATGTCTTACGGAGTAGCAAAAGGTTGGTGCGGAGCTCCAGTGTGTTACACCCATGACGGACTACCAATGTCCAACGAAGAAGATGCGGAATTTGCTGAAGGGCAAGATCCATGTATGCATATTGTTCGTATGTACGAGGATATTGAAATGAAAAAAAGAATAGAAGATAATCATTCCCCATCAATTTGGCGGAATTCGTACACAAACTAAGTTTCTGCCTCAGAAAGAGACAGAATAAATAAGGAGAAATAAAAGAATGAAATCATTCAAGAAAATCGCTCTAGCCGTGGTTGCAGCCATGACTATGGGTACTCTTATCGCAACACCTGCAAGTGCTGCTGTAATGACAGTCGCTGTAGATCTTAACGGAACAGCTAATACAACTGCTTCCGCTATTGCTACACCTGCTGCATTGCCAGTCCCTGCAGACAATGAAGTAAATGCTGCAGACGCACTTCGTTTTGTAGCAACAGTAGATACAGGAACTGCAGTAACTGCAACATGCACAAACTGCACAATCGTGTCTGCTCTACATAGTGCTGCTTCTCCAGTAACTGCATCGTCAGGATCTTCATCTTTGACAGTTGCAACTGGAACAGGAACAACTGCAACGTTTTATGTATATACTAAAACGACAGCAATTGGTACAGTAGTTGTATCAAATCAGGGAACAACCCTAACTTATTACGTACAGGGAACAGTGGGCAAGATTAATACTCTCGCCGTTGCTGCCCCAGCAAGCGGTGCTGCTGGAACAAAGCAGACCATTACAGTAACTGCTACAGATGTATTTGGAAACAAGGTATCTGGAAAGTCTGTAACTGGTCGTGTATTTGGCTCTGGTGGAACTCTTGAGACAACAACTGCTACAACTGGTGCAACACTTGCAACATTTGGAGCAGCGGAGTTTTCTTTAACTCTTCCAACTACAGCAACACGCTCATTAGTAGAGTTTTCTTTGACAACATCTACAGATGGTGCGAGCACAGTTGTTGGCTTAACAGCCCCAACTTTGTCTCCATATGCAGAAATTGCTGTTCGTGATCTTGCTGCAGAACTAGCAAAAGCACAGGCAGATCTTGTTGCAGAAAAGTCAGCACGTGCTGCTGATAAAACTGCTGCTGATGCTGCCGCTGCAACCGCTAAGGCTGCTGCTGATGCTGCCGCTTTAAAGGCTGCTGCTGATCTTGTAACTGCCAATGCAGAAATTGCTAAGCTTAAGGCTGATGCCGTAACCGCTAAAGTTTCTGCTGATAAGGCTCTTGCAGATGCACAAGCCATCGCTAAGGCAGAACTAGATGCAGTTAAGGCTGCAAATGCTGCTGCTATCGCAGAAATGAAGAAGGCATTCAATTCCCTTGCTAAGAAGTGGAATAAAAAGAATCCAACTGCAAAGGTTACTCTCGTAAAGTAATCTGATTAAATAAGGGGCAGGACTCAAGGGTCTTGCCCCTTCATTTTATAAATGGTAGAATAAGTATATGGAATGGGATAATTTTGTAGTTATAAAAAAACAATTTATAGATGACATTGTCCATGAACTAAAAGATTTACAATTACCTCCAGAGTGGAGTCCTAGAGATGTAATAGGATATATTGTAAGAAAAATAGAAGATAAAGGAAATAAAATATAATGTTTAATAAGATTAAAAACTTTCTTTTTCCAAAAGAAGAAGAGTTTGTATATAATGTATTAGTTCAGGCTGAGCCTGAAAGAAAGGTGGTAGCCGTGAAGAAAGCAGCAGCAAAGAAGCCAGCAGCCAAGAAGAAGGCTCCTGCAAAGAAGTCTCCAGCTAAGAAGACTGTAAAGAAGTCAAACACAAAGAAGAAGTAAATGGGAAAACATCACGACAAAATAGCCGCCTCCCTTGAGATCCGACGCAGGAACCACAAGGGTCCTGGCGGTAAAGTTCCAGGATCTATGAATAAGAAGAAAACTGGATATAATCGTGTAAAGGCCAGAAAATCATAAAATATGGAATATAAAGAAAGGTGCGAAATGAAGGGTTGCGATAATGAGTCAACCAGATTCACCAGCACAGAAAGCAAATTTATTTTCATTTGCGATGATTGTTGGCACGAAAAGTATAAAATATGATCGAAAAAATAGCTAATATTATCTGGAGGGCGGTAGAGAAAATCGCCGCCCTTCCAGACGACATCTTTGACATAGAAGATGACGAAAATGCTATAATAGAGGAATGAGCGGATTTCTAGAACCGCTTAAATACAACCTATAGGAGAATAAAATGTCAGACGGATTAAACTTAACAGGATTTAACGATACCAAGGCTGGAGCAACAAACAACCTTGACTTAAATCCAACTGGCCAAGAGCCAAAACCAGCATTCCCTGCAAAAGACGTGTCATCACAAGATGGCGCAGGTCTAGGCAACGGAGGCAAGTAAGATGGACAAGAAGCCTACTGCCGATACTTTCGGCAGCCAAACTGGCGACGTAAGTGTTCCAGGAGGAGTGCTTAACGTTTCAAGAGATGGCGAGTCAGGGCTTACGCTTAACATGACGGCAAGTCAACAGGAGAGATTGCGATTCATTAATGAATAATGGAACAGGAATGGACAGTCCTCCAACGGACCAGCCATCAGGAGCAGTCACTGCTGCAGAAGTTGGGCGAAAGAAACCAAGTCAGGGCAAATTTAGATCTGGAATACAAGAGAAGAGACCTATTAAAATAGATCGTAATCGTCATGGTATTCGCAGAGAAACTACAATTGTTCCGAAGAAGACAAAGCCAAAGAAAGTATAAAGAATTCCCCGCTGGTCCCCAATAGGACTTGGCGGGGAACTTATTATGTGTAGAGAATGTGGAGATTGCACGAAAGAGTGCACAAGAACTATCGATACGTCTATCGATGAATTAGAAGAGTTAGGATTTTTACATGCAGATTGAGGCGGCAGTACAAGAAGAACGTAATCGCATATTAAAAGAAATAGATCAAATAGATATAAACTCTCCATCCCAGCTAAATGCTCTTGGGATGAAAATGTTAATTGTAGATATAATTAAAAAAGATTAATAGATCATGAAATGTAAGCATGTCTATGAGTACGTTTATGCCAAGATATGCCCATACTGTGGCTCAGAAACCTGTGAGCCCGATCATGAGAAGCAGCACGAGCTATTTGTAGAATACTATAAATCAGAGGCTCCAAAGGCCTATATATGCCCTGTAGACGGCGGAACCATAAGGGGATGGTGGTCAATCTAACCATTGACTAATCCTCTATATATATTATATAATACTCATTGTGACCAAAAGTGAAACGCAAAAGTGCGGCGAGAGATAGAAGGCGGATATGAAATATAAGTATATGCCTCAAACGGGCATCAAATGTCCTGCTATCACCAGAAAGGGCAAAGAATGCCCCATAGGTGGAGAAGAATGGCGTAATGGTTGGTGCCATGTGCATGATCCAAATGGTGAAATGGTAAATAAAACCAAGAGGAAGGTTAAAGCTTTTTCTCTTGAATACAATTTGAGAGAAATTATTGCCAGAGATATCGAGTCTCAATGTCCAGTATTAATTCAATGTGATTGTGCATTTCATTATGCAGCAGAGATAGCACGAGGCAACAATGTCTAGATATATGTGGTATGACTTTTTTGGGCGAGAGTGGCAGGGGATTTGCGCCTCATGTCGTAAAGAGCTCTTTGCGCCCACAAGATCAGAATTTGTAGGCAATCGCCTATATCATACGAGAAATGAATGTGGAGGAGGATACTAATGAGAAACTTTTTAGATGATTCGGTTGTAGAGCATAACTCTAGGCC